TACGTTTACCGACTCGCAGGTTACCTTGGAATATGTAAAATTTTAAACAGGAGAGACGATGGCAAATTGGTTAGGAGGTCTTCAGGGTGGCTTAGGTGGGGCTGGAGCAGGTGCTGCTGTTGGTAGTATTGTTCCAGGAATAGGAACTGCTATTGGTGCAGCAGGCGGAGGTATTCTGGGACTATTAGGTGGTTTATTTGGTGGTGGAGAGAAGGGTGGGGTCAAACAGGTACAAACCTTGAATCCCCAACAACAACAAATTCTATCTATGCTTTTAGGTAAGGGCCAGCAAAACCTACAGAATCCCTATGCAGGCTTTGAAGACATCTCTAACTACGCCCAGAACCAATTCCATCAAAATATCGTTCCTTCTATAGCAGAACGGTTTACGTCTATGGGCAATAATGCTTTAAGTTCTCCTAATATCTACTCTCAATTAGGACAAGCTGGTGCTGGTTTAGGTGGTCAACTTGCTGCAATGAAACAGCAATATGGTCAACAGAATCAACAGAACGCTTTAGCTCAATTGTCTTTAGGTCTAAGCCCATCATTCCAGAACTTCTATCAGCAGAGTCAGCCTGGTTTTGGAGAAAACTTGCTTCAAGGAAGTATTCAAGCGGCCCCATCGTTCTATCAGTCGTATATGTTGAATAATGCATTGCAAAATATGCAGAAGCGTTAAGGAGAGACGATGCAAGTAATAGCAGATTCAAATGCTGGTGGTCGACTTGGCGCTTCTTTAGGTGCAGGTCTTCAGCAACTGGCTCAACAAAAATTAGAACAAGTTCAAAAGCATCATGAAAAGGCTCAAGTAGCTAAAGGATTGGAGCCTCTTTTTGGGCGTTCTGTCGCCAATCTTTTGACCAATGTAGATGCTGAAACACAAAAGACACTCTTGCAAAATCCTGGGTTCTTAATGGAATTGGGCCAAAAGCTTGATCAAGAGCAGGGACAAGGACAATCTAGTCCTCTATCTGGAATGCCACAGCAAGAAGCCGCACAGTCAGGTATGGGTGCGCTTCAGCAACAAGGCCCAGGTCGCAATCTTAATGCTTCTGACTTTCTTAGTAATCAGAATGTTAATCCATTGCTTAGACAGGCTTTGTCTCAAGCGGAGATCCCAAGAGAAGCTCTCATGGGCATGCTGCAACAAGGTCAAAATGGACAACCTCAAGTTGGTCCTGGCCCGCAAGAAGTTGCGCAGCCTGCTCAACAAATTCAACAAGCACCTGGTATGGATCAGGAAAAAGCGCGCCTTATAAAGGAAGCCCTTACTCCTCCTCGCCAGCGCTTAGAGAAAGAGAAACTAGATCTAGAGCGTAACAAGCTTACTTCTCGTGAAGACCTTGCTGCTTGGAAGAATACGCTCCCTTATAGAGAGAAGATCCTTGGTATCGAAGAGGCATCTCGTGAAGCTCTTAGATCTATAAAAGAAGCTCAAGAATTAGAAAAGGGTGGAACCTTTCCTTCGCAACAATTCGCATCATTCTTGAAGGGTGCTGAATGGGAAGATGTACCAGGTTTTCTTTCTGGTGAAGCAGAAGCCTACAATAAGATCTTAGCCAACTTCCAAAGAGGTGCTAAGGATATATATGGTGGTCGAATCACTAACTTTGAGATGGAACAATTTCTAAAAACTATCCCTACTCTACAACATACCCCCGAAGGAAGAGCTCGCATCTGGTCTATGATGAAAAGCTACTATCGCGGTGGAAAAGAGATGGCCAAGATAGAAAGACAGATAATCAGAGAGAATGGTGGAAAACCACCACAAGATCTCCATGAACAGGTTAATGAGCGCTTCAAGCCAATGGCTAAAGAAATATCCAAGAAGTTTAAGAAAGAATTGGAAGCTGCTGAAAAGTTGAGATCTACTACTGCTTCTAGGCTAGGAACTATTGCTTCATACGGTGCAGGAAAACTTGTAAAAGCTCTGCCAGGTACATTGTCTGGTGCAGCCAAGGGTGCTCTAACTGGTGCTGCCGCAGGAAGTGTTATTCCTGGACTGGGAACAGGACTAGGTGCAGGGATTGGTGCAGGTGTTGGAGCTCTAGGCGGTGGTGGATTAGGCGACCTGCTTAAGGGGTTGCTGTAACTTAAAGTATTTTATTGCTGCTAGTACCAGAGCTATCTTTGGTATTAGCAGTAGTGCTATGCAGGCACTATGGTTCTTTTCATTGCAAGTCCATTCAGGACAAGAGGTCAAAAGGCACAGAGTTTTTTCCATTTTCATCTTCTTTTTGGTTTAACTTACTTTCCATAACACCCTCATTCTTTATTCGGGTATAGCATGCTCTTAGAATCCACTTGGTCATCGTTATATTCCTAACTTTTGCACAAAGCTTTATGTCGCCATGTAATTCTTCAGGGATATCTATTGCCAGTCTTTTCCTGCCGAGTCTTTTCGTCATTTTTATTTCCTTTTTATTTTCAGTATAGCACAAAAAACAATTGTGTACACATTTTATTGCTTACACGAAGGTCTGGTTAGTAGAGTGGCCGCAGTATTTTTCACTTCTAAGGAGAAAACCTATGCCTACACAAAAAAATCGTAGAAATACCATCTACGGCTACCCTAACCCGCAAGCTGGATTACAGCAAGAACCTCAGGTACAACAACGCGCTCCAACAACAGCCGACACTGCTGAGCTTGGTACCATTTGGGTTGACCAAAATGCGCAAGATTTTTATGTTCTCTGTGATTCGTCTGGCGGCGTTAACACATGGGCTGCAACTTCAGGCGGTGCTACCACTCTTACTTCTCTTACGGTAAATCCAGGTAATGTTACGGTAACTGCAGGCGACGTAGATATCTCTGCTGGCGACCTTAATATGGCTCCAGGAAGCACAGCTACCCTTGGTAATTTATCTGCTGGTGCAACCACCGTAGGCGCTGACCTTGCCGTTGTTGGAAATGAAACCGTAGGTGGCGACCTTGCCGTGACTGGAAACTCGACCTTTACCGGAGATGTTACTGTTAATGGTGACTTGATTGCAAATGGAGATTTTGATCTCACAAGCCCTGATGCTATAAGTTTCACTTCTACTTCTAATACCAACCCAGCTATTAGTTTCACTGCTAGTGGTGGCGCTACAGCAACAATTGTTGCTACCAACACCCTAGGAACATCTAACGGCGCTATAAATTTAGTGGCTACCGTTGGCGGCGTAACGATTGCTGGTGGAAAAGCAGGTGCTAACGCAGTTAATCTTGTTGCGGGCAATGCAGCTGGCGGCATGGTAATAAGTGCTGGAACTAATGGTATTGCCATGGGTGCAGTTAATGGTGTAGTCGACATCACTTCAGGTACAGGCGCAATAAATATCGGCGCGGATGCCGTCGCTCATACAGTTACAATAGGTAACCTTACAGGAGCAACTGCTGTTGATCTAAACGCAGGTTCTGGTGGTATCGGTCTAGCAGCATTAAATGGCGCTGTTGTAGTCACGTCTGGAACAGGAGTCATGTCTCTCGGTTCAGATGCTGCCGCTACTACTATAAATCTCGGTGTCGCAGCCGCTGTCAAGACGGTTACTGTAGGTTCAACCAACTCTACCTCAACAACCACAATTCAATCAGGATCTGGTGGTGTAACAATCCTTGGAACCAACGGAGCAGTTGCTATATCAAGTGGTACAGGGGTAATGAATATCTCTGCCGATGCTGCAGCAACCACAGTCAATATTGCCACGGCGAATGCTGCCAAGACTTTGACTATAGGTTCAACCAACGCTGGTTCAGCAACCACGCTCAGATCTGGCGCAGCTGGATTAACGATACTTTCTGGCACAGGTGCTATGAACATATCTGCTGATGCCGCTGCAACCACAATATCGATCGGAACGGGAGCGGCTGCCAAGGCAGTTACGGTAGGTTCTACCAATACAACCTCTACAACTACTCTACAAGGTGGTACAGGTGGCGTAGTGGTCTCGGCTCCATTCTTGGCGCTTCCAGGACCAGTCTATATCTACACTGGCGCAGGCGCTCCAGGAAATGGTCTTGCACTACACGTAGGCGACACCTATTACAACACGACAGCTGCTTCAGCGGTTACTCGTATGTATATCGCAACAGGCGTTGGTGCATGGACTAACGTAACGTGTGCAGCGTAATTAATTAGGCTTCATTACTACTCATCACAGCTTTCTGGTCTTTAGGGATCGGGAGGCTGTGATAAACAATCTAAGGAGAGAACATGGAAATGAAACAGAACATATCTTTAGAAGTTGAAAAAGGCGGTTATACCTTTGTTTTATATATGCCTACTGGGGCTAGTTACGGCAATGCGATAGACGCTTCATTTGAAATGCTTCAAAAGTTGAGTGAACTTGCTCAACAATCGGCTCAAAATTTTAAGCCAGCAGAACCTTCAGTTTCGGAAGAGGCTTAACATGGCACAAAATTCTGTAAAACCTCTACTTCTATCTTCTCTAGCATCAGCTTCTGTAACAGGAACCTATGCGGCTGTTAATGGACTAGGATTCGCTAATCCTCCGTTTTTTGTTCGCATTATTAATGGCAGTAGCACGGCAATAACGGTTAGCTACAACGGCGTAGATGATCATGAGTTCATACCAGCTAATACTGTTTTCGAACTCCCTTCGCAGGCAAATGCTCAGCCTAATGCGCAAGTAGCTTTGTTTCCGAGAAATACTCAGGTCTATGTAAAAGGCACCGCAGGAACGGGTTCAGTCTACGTATCCGGCTACTACGTTTAAGGAGATAGTATGGCTAATTTAGTTAGTTCGGTTCGGGTACGCTACGAGCCTTTGCGCAGCATAGCATTTGGTGGAATATCAGGCACCTATGCTAGTGTCGGTTTGCCCTTCAGTAACCCTGTAAGAATATTAAAAGTATCTAATTTCACCGATGCCAACATTCTTGTTTCGCTTAATGGCATTGATAATCACGACGTAGTATCGGCTAATGGTTTCTTTTTGTACGACTACGCCTCTAATAAATCAAGCACGGCAGGTCTTCTTGAGCAACCACAAGGAGATCGCATATATGTTAAATCAGAAAGCAGTAATCCTACTGAAGGCAATCTCTATGTCACCATAGTTTATGCCTCACAGGTATAAGGAGTAATTCATGTCTCAAGCGGGAATACTAAATCGCAACACATTTGCACCAGGATCGGTTGTAGAGACGATTCAGGGAAACACAGGGGGACCTGTCGGACCTGACGGCTCAAACAATATTCATGTGGTTGGCGATGGAACTACGATAGAGGTAGCTGGCAATGCCGGAACTCATACATTAACAGTATCAACTACTGGCGCAGTTGCCGATAGTTTCATAACTAATCCAGCAACAGGAACAGCCACTCCTGTAGCGGGTGTTCTTACTTTTGCAGGAGCCGGAGGAACAACTGTATCAGCTTCTGGCCATACCGTTACTATTACGAGTTCTCCAGGTGGCGTTACGTCGATTACTGGCAATACCGGACCAGCTCAAACAGGAGATATAGATCTTGTTACTGCTAATTCAACACCTGTATTTGCGGGCTCTGCGGGGACTATAACATTAGATTTTGGCTTAACGGACAATTTGTTGCTCGGTTCAAATGCAACATCACTAGTAGGAGATTTCAACGTTGGTTATGGCAAAAATGCGGGCGAGTCATTAACAAATGCTTCAAGCTGTACTTTTATTGGGGCATATGCCGGATTTCAACATGTAGATGGCGCTAACTCAACAGGGGTTGGTGCATTTGCGTTGGCAGGTGAAGTCGCAGGAGCGGGAGGTAATACTGCTTTAGGATGCCAAGCGTTGCAAAGCGTAGCGACCGGAGATTTTAATATCGGTATAGGTTTCAATGGTGGCGGTAATTACAATGGCAATGAGTCTTTCAATATTGCTATAGCCAATGATGGGGTCATAGGGGAGTCAGGAGTTATACGTATAGGTAGTAATATTCATCAAACATCTACCTATATAGCAGGTATTGATGGGGTCAATGTTGGTTCGGTAGCGACGGTAGTGACTGAATCTGGCGATCAATTAGGCACTGCAGTACTAACTGCCGGTTCAGGGATATCCATCACTCCCGGAGCTAATACAATAACAATAGCAGCCAGTAACAATAGTCCTGTAGCATTCTTTGCCACATTAACTGCAACTTCTAATAACGTCACAGGTGCGGGTACTGACTATGTCATTGCTTTTGACACCGTGGAATTCAATGATGGTGGCGGTTTCTCTGTTGATACATTTACAGCTCCGGTTGATGGAACATATTCTTTCACCTATTCGTTTTGGATGCAGGGAACAGATCCTGCAATGATTTCAGGCAATACTCAGCTCAGAACTTCAGCTGGTACGTTTCAAAATGAAAGCTACAACCCTTACCTGCAGGGCTTTCAGGCTAATAATTGGTTTCTAAGAGCCTATACCAACATAGTCGAGTTAACCGCTGGTCAAACAGCTAAATGTGCTATCCGTGTATTCTTTGGAGCGAGCGACAGTATAGATCTGTTAGGTATCACTGATACCGGTGGCTATGCGACATCGTTTTCTGGATATTTGCTTGGTCCTATAAGCAGCGGCGGTGGTGGTGGCGTAACAGGGCCAGGATCTTCTACAGACCGTGCTATTTCGACATGGGATGGTACTACTGGTTCTGCTCTTTTTGATAATTCTAGTGTAACCATAAGCAGTTCAGGATACTTGCAGAATACTACTCAGCCTGCATTCGGAGCCTATCTCAATACGAGTCTTTCTAATGTGACAGGGGATAACACTCAATATTTCCCTATAGTATTCGATTCGGTATTTTTTAATCAAGCCAGTAGTTACAATACGGGGACTGGTATCTTTACGGCGCCCGTATCTGGTGTCTATAATTTCCAATGCGCAATAACCTTGTCAAATGTGGGAGCAGCTCATACATCGGCTAATTTCCTTATGCGCGGTCTTGCATTACCTGCAACATTTATAATAGCCAACCCATTCTCTCTTAGTGCATTTGGTGGGCTTACAACCTTATCGGGCAGCCTTACTACATATGTGACAGCGGGAACCGCTCTATCTATGAATATTGAAGTGGATGGAGGTACTAAGACCGTGGGGATATTGGGTGCAGATGGTGGTCAATACTTTAGTCAATTTTCAGGATATCTAGTCTGTTAAGGAGTAGTAATGAGCAATAGATTAGGTGGCAAGCAAGGCACCTCGTATACCGGTACCAATGCGAATCAACCACCAAATTGGACATTTAATGATAGACCACCAACACAGTATGATACACAGAATGTATCTATTGGTGACTTATGGCTGGATAGTAGCGCTCAAGATATAAAACGCGTGTGGGTTCTCGTATCCCTTGCTGGTAATTCTCAATCAAAAGGAGTTCTTGCCGATTGGGTTCAGCTAGGCGTTGGAGACCTAGAGACGCTTACAGGAAACTCAGGGGGTCCCGTATTTCCTGACGTGAATTCGAATATCAATGTAGTTGGCGATGGCACCACGATAGATATCGTAGGCAATCCAGGATCGAATACGCTCACCGTTTCTGCAATCCCGGGTACACCTTCAGTCGAAACGCTTACCGGCAATTCTGGAGGCGCTGTGGCCCCTACGGCGGGTAATATTAATGTCGTTGGCACAGGAGTTATTTCTGTTGCGGGTAATCCAGGAACCTCTACTCTAACTATAACCCCATCAGCAGACATTGCTTCGAGTTTCATAACCAATCCTGCAACGGGCACCGCTATACCAGTGGCAGGCGCTCTTACGTTTGCAGGATCAAGTGGGATATCAGTATCGGCTTCAGGTCATACGGTGACGATTTCTGCAGCAGGAACTCCCGTCCCTTTGTGTAGTTTTGCGGCATATCAATCGGTAAATGCACCTAACTCTACTGGTGATGGCAGCTTTCCATTTGTTATATGCGATACTGAATTGTACGACATCTCGTCTGATTACAATAATGCCACTGGGACCTTTACAGCTCCTTCAGATGGTATCTATCATTTCGACGCGTATGTCAGTCTTTATAACATAACTGACCAAGTGTTTAGTGATATCTTGATAACCACTACTACGCTGGGATTTGAAACCGATCTTAAAAAGGCTGTCAACGTTAAGAATGGCGATAATATTCTTACTGTGCAGGTATCCCTTAATACTCAAATGTCATCTGGCGATACAGCGCGATTACAGGTCAGTATTGGAGGTGGTAGCGATGCCAAAACGGTTGGTATCGCTGGAGCAATGCCTTCCTCTCCAATCGTCACCTATTTCTCAGGATTTAGAATAGACCCTGCAGCGTCATTTATATCTGGGGCAGAGACATTTCCAACCGATGCGGGAACGGCAACGCCTAACCTTAGCGGTGTGGTTAATGTCAAAGCTCAAAACGCATCACTTGGATGTGGCTCTTCGGTTGTTATATCGGCTCCAGGATCTTCTAATACGATTCAACTCGATGTGACTGACTCAGATGGAAACACAATTATCGGTAAGGCTTCTGGCAATTTATCTATGTCGGGTACGGACAATACGGTCCTAGGTACCCGATCATTTTCTGCAATGGTAGGATCTGGTTCTGAAAATATAGTCATTGGGGCTGATGCTGGAAATAATCTTACAGGTTCAGAAACAGGTAATATTTTGATCAATGACCCTGGTGTTGCTGGTCTCAATAACTTCTTTGCAGTACATATTGCATCTAATGGAACTGGCTTTACCGGTTTTGATATGCACAACTATCCAGGTGGGTCATCTGCAAATGGCGCTAACCTATTTATAGGTCCTGACGCTGGTAACAGAACTCTGACTGCCCCTGCATATTTTGGCAATATCGGTATCGGTGCTGGCCCGCTTCAGGCAATAACCACGGGGCCTCATAATGTAGCAATTGGTGGCGTGGCTGGGCTTTACATTACTTCCGGGGACGGAAACGTATTGCTGGGTCATGGTACAGGTTCAAACATTGGCGCCGGCAATGGTATTACTTCTGGTAGCAACAACGTTGCAATTGGCTATACCGCAGGTACGGACTGGCGGACCAGTGATTCTAATAATATAGCTATTGGTTATGGTACTGGTGTTGTAGGTGACAATAACACTACCCGTATTGGCGCAAAATCTGGTATTGGAACGCCTCAAACTCGATGCTTTATAGAAGGTATTAGAGGACGAACAACAGGCGTAGCAGATGCGATTGCTGTACTGATAGACTCGGCTGGTCAATTGGGCACAGTCTCTTCTTCTATGAGATATAAAACCTCTATACAACCTATGGGTTCTGTCTCTGATCGTTTGATGAAGCTTGAACCAGTCACTTTCTCTTGGAAGGAAGATCAAAACTATAAACAACAGTTAGGTCTTATTGCCGAAGAAGTGGATGCAGTGTTCCCTGAACTTGTGGTGCATGATAAAGAAGGTCTACCAGAGACTGTTAAATATCATGAATTACCTGTATTGTTGCTGAACGAACTCAAGAAGTTGGCTGCGAGAGTTGCTGAACTTGAGAGTAAATTAACTTAGGCTTCATGCTACTCTCTTCTTTTTTCCCGTTCACCTTGGTATGCAGACCGTGGTGGGCGGGATTTTCAATGTAATGGAAGCTTTTTCATCTTAAAGAAACAGCAACACGTGACAAAATCATCGTCTTGTTGCCTCAGTATTTCTTGATGAGCAGCTTCAACTTTAGGATGCTTTGGCCCAGCATGTAATATGCGCACAGGTCTTGGCGAAGGAGCGGGAGAGTTGTTTGTGATGGTTATATTGTTAGTGACATTATCATGATTTACGTCAGGTAGCCGATCTGATTTGTCCGAACAAAAGCAGAAAAACGGCAATGACAGAGAAAACAACAAGAACTTCATAGATCAGTCCTTTCATTTTAGGCCTTTCTGCTACAACGTTGCCGACGGTTTATAATCACCCATCAACACCCAACAAGGATTATTTTCGTCCGGAGATGTCTGAATGTAAAGTTCTTTGTTGTTTACTATGCAATTGGTGCCCTGAGGGGCTTGATCATAGATATGAGGAGCGCTACGCCGACATATAGTACTAGGCCGTTTGACCAAGGTAGATTGTTTAACTGCTTTCTTCTTGGACACTGACATAGCGCTCCCCTTGTTCATTAATTCTTTCTTTGATACTCAGATTCAATTTTCTTGATTCTCAATATTTTAGCACGGGCTCTGTGGTACTCACCGGCTGGTAAATCAGCTAACGTAGTAATGCCATGAGAGTCCATAATGTCTTTGGCGATCTTCTCAAACCCATCAAGCTCAATCAAAAGTTCCTGATACTGAGTCTTATTTATAACGTCGGTTCTATCTATCTCTTCTCTTGCTGGAGAGTCTGGCTTGCGCAACTGAGATATCAGATGTTGTTCGGCTAGTATTTCACCATTATCATCAAAGGCAATAGGGTCATTGTCAGAAGGTGCTATGCCCAAGAGCATCAAAGCATGTAAACGTTTGTGGATTTCGTAGATATTGCCTGTCTGGCGTTCGGTCTTGCCAGCAACCACACGAGCACAGGAAGTTATGTATTGACCCGACTCATGACCGATGGTTGTCTTTAAAAGTGCAGCACCCGATCCTTCATCAAGCAGTTCTATGAATTGGAAGAAGCCTAGACCGTTTGTAGCCAACGATTCTCGTACGGCTAATAAGATTGCTTGAAGATTAGCAAACCTTCCTCCTGTGGCATCCTGGTTGGCCACAAGGGGCTTATAGCTTCCCTGCGCCTTCGACAGTGCTCCCATGATCTGGTTGATCTCCGACGATCGGTAAATATTACTCAATTCCATTTTTCTCTTCCTCTATAAATTTGTCTCGATAGAATTCGTAGTCTGGAATCAAATGTTTATAGTTTTTGCGCATGTATGCTTCCATTCTAGACATCTTCTGTATCAAGTCTTTCAGTTCATGGTAATACATCTGTCTAACCATTTTCTGTGGACGCTTGAATACGTGGAGATCTTCATACATAAGGCGACATATTTCATGGAATTGAGAAAATACTTCATCCTTTTCTTGTTGTTTGAAGCGCTCTACTTTCTCTTGTTCTTGTTGCTTGAGATAGTTCTGCTTTTCTTGCCGTTCCTCTTTCTCTTGAAGATTTTTGTTGCGTATTATTTTTATAACAACATAGACGGCTATTCCGAGAAAAACAGCAAACCAAAATCCCCAAAAGAGATTGGCATAAATATCTAAAGAGAAGAGCTTCGTTAATAAATATTCTTGGTTGTAGGTAAAATTATAGTTCCCCGGTTCTAGCAGTGGTCTCATTAACTTCCTTTTTTATTCGCTCATTTATTATTCTATTTATCTCGTCTATTTGGGCTGTAGCTTCTTGGCTCGTTTCGGCGACTCGTGTGATTTGAATATTCCCGTCGAAATCAACCTTTACGCCTGTGTCTCGTTCGGCATCACGACATCCTTCATAGATCTTCTTTACTACAGCCAACTCAAGAACCAGATCAGCATTCTGTTTTCGTAGTTCTAGATTCTGGTCATTTAATGTAGTGCATAATTTATGGACCCTAGAGCACTGTTTTGTTTTCATGCGGTACATGTCCCACCAAACAAAAGCTAGAAATAGCAGTATGAGTTGGTTGGCTAATTGTATGATCGTTAAATACTCCATCTACAGCCCCAGGTCCATATGAAATGCTATTGTATCTACCATGCTCTCTATCTCTTTGCGAACAAATGCCATGTTTTTATAGGTAGGTTTATGCCAATGGCCAACAATATCTTTGTATTTTTCCTCTATGGCCTTAAATTCTGGCATTGATTCCCGTATTATCTGGTTAACTTTTTCCATACGCGGCATAAGGTCACCATAATGAGAACAATCAAACCCTATCCAGAATTGATTTTCCAGCTCTTTGGTTTGTGTCGGTAATCTTGGTTCATACCAGGTAACTCCGCCATGAACATCGAGACTCTTAAGAAAATCATCCCCTAGTCGTTCTTTGGTATCCATAGATACTGAGACATACCCACACCAAGATCCAGTGACGCTGCTCCGTATCATATAGCACTCGTATCCTTTATATTCATAGAGCACTGGTATGCTAACTCCTACTTCGCTAAGCCATTCTCCCTCACCCCATTCTTCTATGTTGGGAAAATATCTTACTCTGTCCTCGAGGGTCATTGGTTTATCTTGCTCAAGGTCGTGAGGTTTTGTCACGGACTGAACCTGGTCCTGTGACGTTTTGTCACGCTTTAACTTCGTCATGTTGCTGTGCGCCTGCTTTCTTTATGGTCTCTATAAACTCGTTGTAAGAGTTGACCGCGTTTGATACATATTGATGTCGTGCTGCAATGAAGTGATACGCAGGATAAAGAGCCGCAAACCGTTCTTGTATCTCTTTCAGGATTCTATTTACCTCATCGAGATTGGTTTCTCCCAATGGTTGGCCTCGATGCTTATCAAGCTCTTTGTGAAACTCGGTATACTCGGTATACACACGGTTCATTTCTGCATCTAATTCATTCGTTAGCTTCTGTATTAAATCCATCTTCATCATCCTTTAAGTAAACACGCTTCAATTCATCAAACAACGGAACCAATTGCGGGTTTTGATTATAGACCAAAGACTCAACTGGCTCCAGTTCTGAAACTACATCTGCCATTTCTTTATGTATCTCCTCTGCTTCTTGGTTTAGAGCTTTTAGCTTGGCTCCCAACCTAACAAAGTACGCAAGTCTTTCATCTATCTTCTTTTGCAGATTGCCTGCTAATTCCTTGATGCTCTGCTTCATTCTCTACCTATTCGTTTTCTTTGATCCAGCTCCATGGCTCGCTCCCTATGAATCGGTTTAACATAGATTTCTATAGTTAAAAGTATAAAGGATTAGATAGGTTTGTCTACTATATTTACTAATGATGATATAATGGTATAATATACATGATAGTTAAATAGGAGCTAAAAACGAAAGAGGATAATGACAATAAAAGAATACATAGAGCGTCTTGAGGATATACGGAATCGGGAGTTTATTTCGTATATGGATCTATCTAAGGAGTTAGGAATTGCTTATCAAACATTAGCACGCATCAAGAACAATCCTACATCTTGCTCCATGAAGACAGCTCGAAAAATAAAAGCTTTTGTTGATGAATGGGTATCAAAAAACGATCCAGTAGCGTAAAAGGAAGTGAACTAATATGGAATGTCCGCACGAGCATACAAACACGCAGAAGTTTGTAGAAGATGCGCTTATGACGCTCAAAACGTTTGAGAAGATGACCGACAAGATGATGGATGAAAGCTGTGATGATCAGCTTATTGATATTGTCTACATGGCCGCTGCTGAGGTGATGAATGTAGTCTGCCCCTATGAAGTGTATAAGCACTTTCCTGAATTAGAAGATGACGAAGCTTTTGGTTGTTTCATCGATCAGATTATAAGCGTAGTAGAAGGGAAGAAGGATGAAGACGGAACTCAAAGAGCTAACAGCTAATAATAAGCGGCTGACTCTCTGTCTTAAACAACAGTTCTTAAAGAATGAGAAGCTGGATAAAAAGATAGGGGAGTTATTGAAGGAAAGAGACTCCTTGAATGCCAAGCTTGCCGCTGCACAAACGCAAGTCGAGCACTTAAACAAGAAAGATTGCGATAGCTACTATAAGAACTTCAAGGAAGAAGGGGCTTTGCGCGACCAGATCTCCTCTCTTAAGTATCAATTGAGAGCGATGTTTGCTGAAAAGAATGTCCTACTGAGGAAACTAAATCTACCTGCACAGGAACTATATTATGGAACACCAGACAATAAAGAGTAACAGCGCTTCAATGTCTGACGATATAAGAGCTCTTGCGGCTGCCTTTTTATTGGCTAAGCAAGAGTTCATCGCTACAGGAATGAGCGGTAAGAACAACCAGTTTGGTAAATATGCAAAGATAGAGGATATCTATCATGCGGTTGAAGGAGCATTGGCGAAGAACAACATTATCATCTGGCACTTTGCTAGGCCTGTTGATAGGGTCGAATGCCTTCATACTCGTTTGGTTCATACGCTGTCTGGCCAGTACCTTGAAGATTGTCGCATCCTTGAAAGTGAAAAGCCTGGCAACCAGGAAAAGGGTAAAGCTAATACCTATATGAAAGAGTATTCAGTTCTATCTCTATGCGCCATACCTACCGAAGATGATGATGGAGAGTCAGAGCGGAAGTATATCGAACAAAGAGATGCCCAAGAAGAACCATGTATAACACAAGAGCAACTCGCAATACTTACTGCTGACTTAAAGGCCTGTGCTAATGCAGGAACACTGTTTACGGCCATAAAAGGGTTCAATGAGGTAGAAGATCTATCGCACCTCAAGCGCTCAAAGTTTGCTGGTGTTAAAGCATATATAGCAAAGAACAGGAAATAGCATGCAATGGTTTGATGCTGAGGAGTTCTGGCCTGGAAAATCATGTAGAAGAATCATCGTTGATGGTGGCACCTATATGACTTTAAAGCCTAAATATAATTACCGTCCTGGGCATAATTTTGGCGTGTATATTAAGTATTATGCCCTGCTTGATGAATCGCTTCCTTTTATGGATGCGTATGAACAAAATATTTCTCTTGTGGGTGCTTTGTTCTATGCGATAGATGGGTATTGTTGTACGGCTGAAGAGCATAAGGAATCTCACAAAGCGCATCAAGATTCTATTGGTCTTTTCTATGACAACATCCCCAAATTTGTAGATAAAAAAGAACTAACAGCATCAATGGATGCTATAACTCGCTGGGCATACTTAGAGGTTTAACATGAGCAAAAAAGAATACCCTCAAGATTCGATTAAACCTTTTTGGATCAAGGTAGAAACCAGAGATTTGACGATGAGTTTCGCTACTACTTTGGATCCCAAGAAAGATATAACATACATATGTACTGATTACTGTTTTGATACACCAGAGGAGAAAGCAAAGTCTTATTGGGTTGATGGATTTGAACTCACTGATTGGTTTTATTCCACGGTAAAGAAGATGAAAGAGTTAGAAAAATCTGGAAAGATGTTTGTCTTTGAGATACATGCGTATCCCCATGATAAATACCATTATTGCGAGAAAGAAACTGTTCAACTAGAGAATTCACACCTGTGCACTGAGCACTGTAAGGAAAGTGAAGATGAAGTGGATCAAGATAAGTAGAACGAAAAGGATACCTTTGGGTCCTGTGTGGATAACCGATGGGCATATTGTTGATATCTGGTTTGATGAAAAAAACTGCCCAATACCTATCAGATCTATTACGCATTATATTATATTTACTGGTGATATCCCTAAACTACCAAAGTCTAAAAAGGACCGTGATGAAGACGCTCGTTTTATTCCTCTCTCTAATTAGTACCCCTCTCTATTCTGCCTATTCTCGTTACGATTTCTACGACAATGTAGAGCTATTTTTGGAAAGCTGTCGCATAGAGAATGAAGAGCAATATAATCGCTTGAATGTGGTCCTTAGATCAATAGAATCGCTCGACGATCGCGAGAAAGACATGGTCCATGCGTATGTGTCGGCTCTTGTTGAAATGGAGCTCCTGGCCAATTCTAATAGCTGTTGCTCTGATGAAGAACTAGATGACATGATTCAAGAAGTTTGGAGTGGATGTGAAAACTGTTGTTGACACAAAGGGAGAGCAATGAAAGAGCTATTTTGGGAGACTGTACGCTATATCTATATGGACGAAGATAAAACATATATTGTCTTCATCAATGGATATAGTGATAAACACTTTGTATTCTGCGCGGATGGGGATTGTTGTTCTACTTCTTGGTTTGAGTCTGTTACCAACCAAGAGAACCTTGCTGGTGAAAAAATCATTGGCATGGTAGAAAAGCCTGAAACGGAAGATGAAGGCGCTATCAATGGAGATGATGACTGCGTTAAGGTTTATGGATACACCCTAATAACTGCTAAGGGACACATTGATGTTGAGTTTCGTAACTCTAGTAATGGTTACTATGGAGGCTCATGTTACTTTGTTCGTGATACGAAACTAATATTTCCCAATATACCAGATGATCCTGATCGTATTCCCATTCGTTGGATAACTATTGATAATAGTTTGGGGAAGAAGCCACAATATGCTCCTTCTCATGTTGTCCTAAGCAAACAGTTGCCTCTATCTATGACCATCGGAGACAGTAAGAAAGAGATAAAACTTTATCCGTATGTTGATGGGAAACTTCTTTGGATACCAAACTTAAAAGATAAGGACACCAGTGAAAACTAATGCCCTTCATTAACTTTTGCTTGCGTTACTGCACGATCAGACACTATTCAGACTTGAATATTTTCTAGATCGTGTTTTACTATCCACTATAAATTTTATTTCATTAATAGCAGCGTTTACTTTCTCAGGGTGTCTCGCTTCTATCAACTAAAAGGAACCAAATGCACAAACTTCAAAGTTTCAGACCGAAACCCAGGAGGCATTTATGTTTATAGATAAATGTTACCAAACATCACCATCTTTGCAAGCTTCTGTTGAAAATAATGGCTTATCTATCGATATTTCTACAAAAAGTAGAAACGCGATAAGCATTATGCGTACCCTATTCAACTATCACACTATCTACGGCAATAACATTATTGTTTCACAAGAAACTATCGCTCTCAAGTCTAAGGTCTCCTTAAGGGACACTAATCGTCAGTTGGGTATTTGGCATAAAGAGGGTCTTATTAGAAAGATACGCTCCCAAATAAACAATTATGATGTGTGCCGCTATGAATTGACCGAGCTTGCCTTTAAAGAAAAAGGTCGCATCTTGGCATGCTACAAATTCTTCAAAAATCTAGCCTTTGCCATAGGGATTACATTCACCCCTATACAGGTAGGACCCAGGTTTGGCGTACAATATTGTTTAAAGGATATTAATTATACAAAAACTACTGAAGCACAACCCGAACATCTCTTTTTAAAAGTCTATTCTATCTATGCCGAGGCTCAAAAGAGAAGAGAATATCTACCTCCACATCTTTATCCAACGGAGAATAGAGAGAGTAGACGGGAAAAGAGACTTACAACGAAGAAAGAGAGCAAGATGGAGCAACCAGCGTGGATCACACCTACACTGAAATCCGTAACGCAAACACTGAATCTCACTAAATGGGGCCAGATTAGACTCAGCGCCTATCCAGACCAAGCACTATTTCATGCATTGACCGTTTTTAAGGCAAGCAAGAGTCCAAAACAAGATCTATTCAAATGGTTTGGGTCTGTCTGTAATGAGTGGTGCAAGAAGAATAACAAGTCTCCTGATTGGAGTTTGATGCACAGATTGGCTGTTGAGAACTCTATGCCAGAAGATCCTACACTCATACTCGCTGCCAAGCCTATGGATATACCAGCAGCTAAGCCGCAACAGAAAGCTTCTAAGCAGGATGAATTGGTTGCTCTAGAGAGAGCCAAGTCTCAACAAAGAATAGCGCTTGATACTCCAGAAGATATTGCCAAACAGCGTGCCTATCTTGCAGGTAATCCTGAGTGGCTCGATTTAGGAAGGCGTTTGATGGTTGATATGAGCAAGTGGGGTATAGATAGAGTAGAGGAATCTATAGAACAAAGGGTAGTGACAGAAGTAAAAGATCAGATAGTCTGTGCACAAATAGCGCATGATGAAGTTGTCTGGGATAACCTGACATATTCACCTGTTGATGGTGATGAAGTTTTCGAGGAAATATACGACTAGGAGTGGTGTAGTGAGAAGCAAATCATACATTATCAAAGTAAAACCCATAGCCTGGCAAAGAGCAGCGCGTAATGGTAACAGATACTTTGACGCACAAGCCAAAGATAAGCTTAACTTTGGACTCTATCTCATCAACCAACACGGTGAAGAGCCATTATTTGATAAAGCCATTCACATAGACATCACATTCTACATGAACATTCCCAAAGCTAAGCAAGATAAACTCAAATCTCTCTATCACGTAGGTCCTGTTGATCTGGATAATCTTACTAAGTTTTTATTGGACGCTATGAAGGATGTGATCATTGTTGATGACAGAATAGTCTGTTCTATGACCATGAAAAAGGTGTATGATTGGCTGCCAAGAACGGAAATTACCATAACAGAGGTAGAGTAAATGGCAAAGAAATCAGAAAGCCTCAACCCTAACGTAGATAATGGATTATTGTCGAATTCTCGAAGCTGGTGTGACTATGTGGATAAAACAACTCTATCTATCTATTGTTCTAAGGATGAATGGAGACAAAGACTCATTAGAACAATGCAAGTATGGTCAGAGAAATCTACATCACTAGAGGTCTTACAATTCTGCATGGAGTATAAGATCCCTTATGGAACTTTAAGAGAATGGGACAGAGTATACCCAGATATTCATGAAGCTTATGCAGACATGAAACTCAATATTGCATGCCATAGAAGATTAGGTTCTATGAATAAGAAATTAGATGGAGCTTATGCTTACAAAGATATGCATATGTATGATCCAGAATGGTTAGCAATCAATAAGTACCACTCAGACATGAAGAAGGAAGAGGAAAAGCAACCACACACATTTGTTATCAATACCGGAAAACCAAGAGTCGTTAGCAAACAAGAGATGAGTGAGATCGAACTATGAAACCGATGCAGAGTGTAGAGATGCGTATTCCATTCATAGCCTTAATGGAACGCTGGGCAACTAAAGAGACTTCGTTACGTATACGTGACTTCTGTACAGAGAATGGCTTCAAATACGACTCCTTAAAGTTGTGGATTCAAGAGCATCAAGATCTTTATGACGCCTACTATCAGGTCAAGCTTTTGCTTCTAGATCGCAAGAGAAAGAGACGTGCTGACATAAAGAAGTTTGGTACCGAGATAAATGAGCTCATCATAAGACGTCGCAATGAAGAAGCTGCTGAAAGAGAAGCAAGCTATTCACCAGAGTTTCGCGCACTTATGAACATGTCCTTTGATAAGAAAGACTAATGATGATTACCCTTTTTAGGAGCCTTATGTTGTTCCATTACGGCAACTGTAAGAATGAGATAGAGACGCTCAAGTGCCTTAGGCAGCACGATTCTGACACACTTCAGAAGTATAAAGAAAGTATCTCTGGCTTAGTTAACCAAGTTCAAGAAGGCAAAGCCCTCTATGACTATCAAGTTGGCGTACTAGAAAGAGAGATAGAGCGGCTCAAGAATGGCGTCACCTACGACGATACTGCCATGGAACAGCTACGCAAAGGTAATATCTACTTGATGGAAGAGATGACTCTCAAGTGTAAGCAACTGGAAGAGCTCGAGAAAGAAAATAAGGCCCTAAAAGAAGAAGTAGAGCTACGCGGTAAAAGACTCGATCAGGCTCTTAATGACCTTGGTTCGCGTAAATGTGTTACTGATAGCTATGAAGAGCAGATAAAAGATCTCCAGAAGCAGTTGGCTGTGTATTCTGAACGGACCAAGCAAGCGGCTATTGAGCTTGATGAAATGGAAGCCTCGATACCTAAATGGTCTATATCTACAAAAGCTCCTAAATCAAGTCGTCGACAAAAAAGAGGCAACTGATGGAAAGCTGACTGAAGGTGTTTAGGGTAAATCTACCGCAATATTAGGGGTGACAATGGCGAAATGTGATAACAATTGTGGATGTGTTGTAAAAAAGTGTGGGTGCTCGATTCTTGATAATAAGTGGTTCTCTTTGTGTTGGGATCACGGAAAACTATTTACTGCGAGGTATCATTCTGAAGACGAGCAATACGAGAAGAATCTAGAGTTGTTTAAAAAGATTCACGAATTAATTATCTAACATAATCTCTAAAAAGGATAGTAGTGAGCGAACATTTAGAACAGCAGCTTGTTAATGAGCTTCGTGCTCTTTTACAGCAGCTTAATATTAAGTATAAAGACTTCTTTCACCTCAATCTGATCACCCTCTGCGACATGAAGGATCAGAAGTGTAGTGAGTGCGTTAACTCTGAGACGGATCAACAATGTAAACGCTGTGTTATAGGCTTTATGGATACCTACCAAGAGCCCGGAACTCCAGAAGAGATAGCTGCCAGGCAAGAGGTGGCTAATCAATTAATGGAGGATCTCAAATGACATCTACATGCTACACCTGTAAGAAAGAATACGAGTGCCCTCAAGTAGCGCCAGATCTGTGGCAACTTAAGTGTCCCAATTGTCCTGCCAGACGCGATGAACAATATGGCATGATTGGCAAAGACTATGCGATCACTAAATGGTTCGAGGAAAATGGTGGTTTCGAGCAAGACTCGAAAGCTTCTCGCTGCATACAAGACATCTTCGATACTATAAAAGCATCTGTCCCTTTCAACGAAGCTGTCAGATTCTATCTGCGTGTTCCTCTTTCCGAGAGAATTACCAAGACCAAGATCTTTCGTGCTGAATGTCCTTGGTGCAATAGAGGAACATTGGAGGTTAATCCTCTAAAAAAGGTTATGTGGTGCATGGAGTGTAAGAAAGGCGGAGATCTTATCGCAGCAGTTGCTGAAGCTGAGGGAATATATCCCATAAGCGCCGCATTACGCTTGATAGACAAATACGACGTAGAAGTGGAGTTATGCAAGCATGAATGTAGAAGTACAAGTAGAGCTTGATAAGTTCTCACTGCGTTGGTACCAAGAAGAGATCTGGGACACGATAGAAGAGGGCAGATCTAAGCGTGTTCTGTATATAGCTTCGCGGCGAGCCGGTAAAGATATTCTCTTCTGGAACTTAGCGATAAGGCAATGCATCAAACGTACATGCTTAGTGTTCTATGTGCTCCCGACTTACGGGCAAGGACGTCGATGTATTTTCGATGCGATTGCAATTGATGGGACTAAGTTCTTAGATTACCTGCCTTCACAGCTTGTTAAAGGCGTTAACTCATCTGAAATGAAGGTTACTTTTCACAACGGATCAATCCTACAAATTTTGGGAGGCGATACCTACGACAGCTCGCTTGTAGGAACCAATCCTTACGCAGTAATACTGAGTGAGTTTAGTCTCATGCCACCAGATATTTTCTCGTTCATACGGCCAATTTTGGCGGCAAACGGAGGATGGTGTGCAATAGTTGGAACGCCTCGAGGCAAGAACCATATGTGGCAACTATGGAAGATTGCTCAGGAGCTACCCGAATGGAAGATATTCGTTCATAAGGCTAGCGAGATAGGGCATATTCCGCCCGATGTGTTGGATAACGAACGATCTCAAATGGATGAGGGATTATACCTCCAGGAGTATGAGTGTAGTTGGGATCGCGGGATTTCTGGAAGCTTCTATGGTGCTCATCTCGATGCATTGAAACTTAGAGGCCAGATCGGTCATGTGCCATGGGAACCAGGACTCGTTACCTATACGGCCTGGGATATCGGTGTCAATGACGCCACGACGATAATCTTCTTTAATGTCGTTGGAGACGGGTCTGTGATCCGGATAATAGACTGTTTGTCTAATAATAACTTGGGATTAGATTATTATGTTAAGTGTGTGAAAGATAAACCCTATATCTATGCTAAGCATTTTGCTCCACATGATATTAAGGTGAGAGAGTGGGGGGGAGGAGCAGTCACGCGTTATGAGAAAGCGCGCCAATTGGGCCTTGATTTTACCCTTGTTGATCAAGTTGGTGTCATTGATGGTATTGAAAACGTTTGGACCCATTTTAATAAATTCTGGATAGATCAAGAGAAGTGTAGATCTTTAATAGACGCATTAGAGAACTACCGTAAAGAGTGGGATGAAGCCAAGCAGATGTATCTTCCTAAGCCTGTTAAGTCATGGGCAAACCATTACGCTGATGCTTTGAGGTATATGTGCATGGCAATACATCGTACCAAGAAGGGCAGAGGCCCAGAAGATTTCGATAGGGCAAAGGCACAAGCATTGTATGGCAGTAATCAAGCGGATCTGCCACGCTTTTTCAGAGATGATCCGCGATACGATAGAAGATAAGGATTGATATGGAGTTACTGAACAAAAAAGACATACGCATACTGTTTAATACGAACGACAAGGGCGATATAACCGAAATAGAAGTAGCAGAGTTCTCTGAGCAAAATGATCCTCAGCATTTGTACAATAAATATAGCTACGATGTGGGCAATTGCTTATCAAATTGGGATAAGATGACTCTTCATCAACTATCTATAGATCTATTCTGTTTCTACGATTTCGCCACCAGAGAGGTAAAGCGACAATACCTAAAAGAAATGATGAAAATCAAAGAGTTTAGGCAAGAAGTTAACCCTACAAACCATTTCCCAGAAGAGTACTAGGATGCAGACGAGTGACATTGAATTTTATCAAAAAATTCACCATGACGAGATCAAATTCTTGTGCAAGAGGGTAGCCGATCTTGAAAAACAGATACAAGACCTCGAGAAGAAGCTGGAGTATTTGAAGGATTACATCCCCGCATATAGAGAATCATAGGAGTTAATGATGTTTGTAAAGCTAGATCCAGATAGAGACTTCAATATAGGTGCTCTATGAACTCAACCGACATTCTCATAATTATAGCTATCGTGATCCTCATTAAGAGCTTATAGAAGAAAGGGCACAAAAAATGCTATGTTCTGCGCTATTAGGCAATACATAGTAATTTGAGGAGAAAAAATATGTTAATGCGGCAGCCTGAATACTTAAATGATAGTTATGGGGCTATAAAAAAGAAGATAGACTCAGACTACACCGCCAACCAAGCTATTTGGCAAGTTTATTGGACCGAAGCAACTATCGATACTCGTCTTGAAGCAGGCGATACCTCTTTAATGGCCGAGTTAAACCAATCGCTACCCAACAATAATAGAGGATCGTGGTATTTCAACCGTACTCGTCCTCTGTGTAACATGGTTTCGGGCTATCAGCGCCGTAACCGCAAGTCCACTGTCGTCATTCCTCTAGAAAATGGTGACCAAAAGACCTCTGATCAGCTCACCAAAGCAATTCTGGGTATATATAAGCGTGAAGGTGTCTACGAAACCATCTCCGAAGCCTTCCATCAAGGTGCTTGTATAACCGGCATGAACCTTCTTCATGCCTATCTAGACTATCGCAATGACCCTGTTTCAGGTGATATTAAGATCGATAACCTGTCTTACAATAGCTTCTTCATAGATCCATACTTTCGTAAGCCAGACCTATCAGACTGTTCATTCGTTTGGAGACGATCCTACCTATCGCATAGTGCAGCAGCTGCATTGATGCCAGACAGGTATGACGAGATCATGGAACTTCCAGGAAACCCTACAGGGACAGGGCGAGATGGTCGTTTTCAATACATGCCTGAAAGTTACGGCCAAACTCAACAGAATAGACTGGCCTACGATGAGTACTATTATAGGGATTATAGAAAACAGAAACTGCTTGTAGATAAGAACACGGGCGAAACGTGGGAAATCACCAATCAGGATAATGTAGATATCGATACGTTCTTGGCTCACTATCCTGAAATAACCATGATAGAGCAGGACATTCCTACCGTACGCTTGGCGATCATGATTCAGGATAAAGTCTTCTACGACGGACCAAACCCAATGAACATAGATTGCTATCCGTTCGTTCCCGTTCTCGGTTATTACAATAACATGATGCCTTACTTCTATTCGCGCATACAAGGCATCTGTCGATCGCTTCGGGACCCGCAAATACTTTTTAACCGTCGCGTGATCTTGTCAGCGGACGCCGCAGAAAGCGTAGTAAATTCAGGTTGGATATTTAAAGAGAATGCTCCAGTCGACGTTAAACATTTATTTCAAACTGGACAAGGAAGAATTATACCGCTTAAAGAAGAAGCGGCGATGACTGATATCGTACAGATTGCACCACCTAACATCCCGCAATACTTCTTCGAACTCCAAGATACCTTCTCAAAAGAGATGAACCTTGTGTCTGGTGTCAACGAAGAGCTTATGGGAAGTGCCCTAGACGACAAAGCCGGCATTCTGAGTGCATTACGTCAAGGCGCTGGTTTAACGACGCTACAGCCTATATTTGATCGTCTAGACTACTCTCAGAACCTTCTTGGCGAACTCGTCATGAAGATAATGCAGGCTAACTACACGCCAGGCAAGGTCAAGAATCTACTTGAAGGTGAAGAGCCAGCTCCATTGTTCTATAACAAGGCATTCGGTAAGTATCATTGCATGGTAGAGATGGGCTTCAACACTGAATCTCAAAAGCAGATGCAGTTTGCTCAGCTTATGCAGCTTAGAGAGATGGGTGTGCCTATTCCAGATTCTGCGCTTATTGAATCAGCTACCATCCAAGACAAGGACAAGATCCTGCAACAAATGCAGCAACAACAGCAACAAGCGCAACAAATGCAACAAATGCAAATGCAGGCTCAGATCCAAGAGCAACAAGCGCGTACGCAATTGGCTCAAGCTCGTTCAGTTGCTGACCAAGGTCTTGGTGCAGAGCGCTTCAGTCGTATCGATGAAAATAAGGCATTGGCTGAAGAACGCCGTGCAGCAGCGATCAAAGACGATCAGATGGCATTGCTCAATTTTGCTAAAGCAATAAAAGAGATACAGAACATAGACATCGATCAACTTCATAAGATAGTATCCCTCCATAGAATGATGGAAGTTGAAGAGTCACCACGACTCACTACTGAAAGAAATCCTCGACCCAATCAGAATGGTTCTGGATTGGTTAGATAGAGGCGAACCCTTGCGTGTAACAGCGCATTTTCTAACGAAGGAGCCACCATGGCTAAAAGATATTACGAAGAAGAAAGACGTCGTAGCAACAAACAGGAGGCTATGACACGTCGCATGGATAATAGCGATCCAGTTCCTAACACTGTAAAAGGTTTAGAGTCTCGTGAATCATACTCAGGACGTAAAGAATCCCGCAAGATGATGGCACGCGATGGCGCTATGATCAAAGAGGATATGTCAGCTCCTGCACTGCTCCCACGCCAAGTGATAGATGAGTACTGGCCAAAAGCTAATAACTACAACATGGGTTATGTTGAAGATCTATTCTATGGCGCTGAAAAGCAAATGCATGAAGACTACAAGGACCTTGGTCGCGAGATGAAGCCTAAGAAGTACTAAGGAGATCTTATGCCAGGACAAATCAGGCCCAATAGCAAAGCTATGAAAATAGCCTATCGAATCCTGAAGACTCCAAAGGACAAGCGTCAGGATAATCAAAAGAGACCAACTGATGAAAAGATCAGAGAATGGTTCCGTGATTCGTCTTCAGCTCAGTAAAATATGGGGGAGTGTAAAAAGCTCCCCTTTTCAAGGAGAAGTATGATCTTAAAATTAGCCTTATTGGTACTAACAATTGGTACCACATTAGTCGCTGATCACCAGCATGGCTATAAACATTTAGTATGTAAGTCCAAGAAGTGTGACCGCCCTTCTAGCAAACGACCATGTCCTTGCTTGCCAGGCAACCAGCGCATTATGAACGCCTCATCGAGTGATAACTGGTGCGGTTATGTAGCAAAGATGGGTAGCTTAGCTAAACCAACGCTCCATGCCGTTACAAAGGTGTCAGGATCTTGGGTAGTTCCTACTGTCCAGCGATCATCGGTCAACACTAACTGCTCTATATGGGTAGGTATTGATGGCTCTGGTAGCTCAACAGTTGAACAGCTAGGCACAGAGCATGATTGGTTGAACGGTCAACAAATACATTATGCATGGTGGGAGATGTTCCCTGCTGGCAGTAACATGCTTGTTGGGTTCCCTGTTGAGCCTGGTGATAACATCAGTGCTTCAGTGACCTATGTCTCACTACCAAACATATTGCCTGTTGGTACCGGTCTATTTATCATGATGATCACTAATGACACCAAGCGTGTTTACTCGGTGATTCCCTATTTTTCGACCGTGGAGTTGGACAGGGTATGCGCGGAGTGGATTCTTGAGGCTCCATGGTTAAATACCACTCTACCTCTCTCTAACTTCGGCAATGCTCAAATATTCAACTGCTCTTGCGTGATGACCAACATATTGGGCTCTATCAATAATACCTCATGGGTTAATGAGAATATGGATATGGTATCACCCCAAGGCGTTGTGAAAGCAGTTGCTTCGCCTCTATCAGTTGATGGTAAATCGTTTTCTGTCTCATGGAAACACAATTAAGGATTAATAATGGAACATAAGAAAAAACATGTTAAAAAGATGCCTAAAGTTAAAGCTCCTGCAAAGAAAAAGAAGCCTTCAAAAGGTAAAAAGAAGGTTGAGAAAGTTATGCACGAGTTTAAAGAAGGCAAGTTGCACTCTGGCTCGAAACATGGTCCAGAGGTAGAGAATCCTAAACAGGCTATAGCTATCGCTTTAAGTGAAGCTAGAAAGTCTGGCGCAAAGATCCCTAAAAAGAAAAAATAGTTGCTATCCTCTCTTTCTTGGTTTCCCCTGGTTGGAGTTAATCTGGCCAGGGGATTTTCTGTTAACAAGTCCTGCCTGGACCTGGAAAATATCTGTAGAATTCATATAGCAGCTTAATAAGATCAATCATCTTCACATCTAATTGATTAGCTATCTCATTAAGGACTGGGTCACGTTCAGCTAAGGTAATAGCGTAATAGAGTTTGCAACTATTGTCTCCTCTGCCTATCTCTAGATACTCACTGGTTATTTTAAAATAAAGTTCTGGATGCATTATGATCCTCTTAATAAAAACCCCCAGGAGAGAGTGAGTCGCCTGAGGGTAGGATATGTGTTCAAGGAGTTACGCTCAAAACACACACAATTTCATGAACAGTCATACTATATCTTGATATGCGATTCAGAGCTAGTTTTGAGTGTATTATTCTATGTGAATTTACATTAATTGCAATGGGCTCTTGACAACGTTTTTTATTTCCATAAATTGAATTATGAGTCAAGGGCAAAAGGAACCCAACTAGGCAAACACTGTATTCTAGATGCTTTTATGCCTATCCATCTCACGTGCTTCGAAACTCAAAGTAAGTATCATATTTCACACCATATATTCATAAGGACACATTATGAACCATAAGGGACTCTCTCTTGCTGCGCTGATTTTACCTATCACTCTTTTGGGTGGGGATCACATTAAGATCACGAAGATTCATAATCAAACCGTACTCGACTATACCTTGGACGAACAAGTATCAAAGGACTTCAACGAACTGATAAACGTTGAAACCAAAGATGCTTACAAAAATTGGGACCACTACAGAGTCGCAGCTAAAGCGGCTTTAGAAGCTGTTCTCCCACAAGACCTAAAAGACATCATCTACAATATGCGTCATACCAATGTGCCAACAGCTCTTGTTGTACATAATATGCCAATCGACAACGTAATACCCCAGACACCCCAGAATGGAATTAGACCTCCAGTAACTGGTGAAGTGAATGGTAAGGGTTACGCAAGCGAATGCACACTGCTCGGCCTTTGCTCAATGTTGGATTCATATCCTGACTTTGATGAGAACGAGAAAGATGGCACATATATCAACCAAATCATCCCCCGCGATGATGCCAAGTCAAAATCTGTAGCATCAAGCAACGGATCTGAAATCCCCTTCTTCGCACACACAGAAAATGTGTACTCACCTAAACCACTTAAGTTCTTCTCTTTGCTTTGCCTGCGTGGCGATCCAAAGGTAAGCACAAGCATGTTGTTCTTAGATGACATTCTTGCTGCTATCAAAGCTGACGGTAAAGAAGACATGATTGAAGAGATGAAGATCTCCCAATTCATCATGAAATCTGGTCCTAGCTTTGAAGGAAAAGAAAGAAGACTCATTACCCTACCTATTCTAGAACAGATCGATGGCGAGCGAATATATCGCTTTAACGCTAATCTGGATCGTGTAGAAGGTGCTAATGATAGAGCTAAAGAAATAGTGACCTATCTAACTGACTTACTGAAATCAAAAGAGTTCTTCGACTCTAGCAAAATCAGCGTTACTTTAAGCAAAGGCGATCTTCTTCTGTTTAACAACTGGGAAGTTATGCATGCTCGTGATGCATTCAAAATCGACAAGAATAACTGGCGCTGGTTGCAACGCTGCTACTTCATGTTGAACGAATATAAATAGACTGCTTACTTATTGGTTGGGGGCTCCTGGGAAACTGGGGGCCCTTTTTTTATACCGTGAGGACACGCTCACCATATATAACTGCTTGGCCTGATATCTTAACAGGCATATTTGTCCATCCGTCTGTGTATACACGAACTCTTCCTGGTTTGCCCATACAGTCACCCTGCTCTATGTCGTAATAGCGTTCTATCATTCCCATATAAGCAAAATAGGCTCCTAAGGCACCGGCAGCTACACCTGTTACAGGATCTTCATCGATACCATACAAAGGATTGAATTGTCTTGTGTGAGCATCTGAGTGTTCATCTATAGTTTCTGTGGTAAAAAGATACACACCCTTGCAAGGGTAATATGCACAAAAACTCTTAATTGCCTCTAAGTCTGGTTTGATCTCATGAAGTGTCTTTAGATCGGCAATAGGAACTATAAGTTTCGGTACACCTGTAGATACGACCCTACAGTCCCATTCGAGAGGAATCTTCTTGTGGGATATGCCCAATAGTTTGGCTATTGCTCTCTTAGAAATTTTGTCGCCAATGGTTGGTTTTTCTTGGGTTAGAACAATATTCCCATCCCACTCTCGTTTTATTGAGTGTGTTCCTTTGTTGTTTTCATAAGAATCGACCCTGTCTGATTCCAAAACATGCATTGCAGCTATGGTGGCATGCGCACAAGCATCTACTTCGCATATAGGAGTGAAGTATCTAAGTCTGCATTCTGCTTGTCTTGATTCAGATACAAACACCGTCTCAGAAAATCCCAAACGCGAAGCAATTGACTGCATTTGTACATCTGAAAGCCAGTCAGCATCGAGGATCACTCCGGCAGGGTTTCCGGCATCTATATTCTTTGTGAATGCTTTTACGAGAATTGCAGTTACTTCCACTGGGCTCTTTTCTTGGTTTTGTTCACGTATAGAAATCCCATATAGTATATCAAAGGACACTAAAATATACAATACGAGATTTCTATACAGATTATTTTCTTGAAAATGCCTCATCTATACATCGCTTTTCCTGCCCCATAGGTTAATTCATTTGTGCATGAAAGGCTACCTATATCTACAAAAAATGCTAGTAGTTCGACATGGTTAATCTTTTTGTGCTATACGTACACTATCCACTGAATCAAAGGAGTAGTAATGGACCCAAATAAAAAATTAGCGGGCCAGGTAATTCGTGAGCACGATGCCTTAGGCCTTGATTTTGAGGACGATATTATTGAGTATCGTCGCTCGATGGAACCTGATATAGCTCAGAAACTTGTCGATACTGCTGCAAAGGCCAAGAACCAAGATGGTTACCGAGGAAAAGACTTCTATGTTGTTCTGATCACTACCGTCGATCGCGTTCTGAGACAGCCTAAAGTGATCACCTTAGCCCGTAAATCATGTCCAACACCTGTTTACAAGCAGTCAGTGTGGAAATACAAGTCTTTCTCTGATCAGTTAGAGTTTATGTGGTCTATTCCAGACTCTATTCTCTACTACCATATCATCAACAATCAGGTTAAGTATCTAACGGACAAAGAAACTGCCGATATAGCCAAGTTCGTCATCTTAATGGAGAACGGATCTTTGCTAGAATGGGTCAAAAAAGAGAACGGCGAGAAGATAGACGCGTTAATAAAGATAAGTAATGAGGAGAATGCATGTTTGATGAATTGAATCCAGCAGCTGAGCACACCTTTCCATCTGAGCAATCACCAGCGCAACCATCTCAGCAAGAGATAGATGCACAAAAAGAGGCTCAAAAAGAGGCAAGCCATCGCGTTTTAAGAGAACGTGCTGAAAATGCTGAACGCAGAGCTCAGGAACTAGAGCGCATGGTCCAAATGAACATGTCGCAACAGCAAACCACCAAAATGCAGATCGCTGATCCTGATGATTTCGACTTCAATCTTGGCGATGATGCGTATGTTGAAGGCAAAGACCTCAAAAAGTATGTCAAAACTCTCAAGCAAGAGATAAAGAACACTAAGAAGCAGTTTGAAGAGTATCATCAACAGAATGCTCTTACCCAAGCAGAGATGAGACTTAGGTCCAAGTACAGCGATTTTGATAGCGTAGTAACTAAAGAGAACCTCGAAAGACTCGCTACTCAAAAACCTGCCCTCTATAAAGCTATCTATGCTAGCAATGATATCTTTGATCGTGGCGATATTGGGTATGAACTGATCAAGACAAGTGGTGTTCTTGAGAACCAGTATCAAGAATTAGATAAGCGCGTTCAAGACAATAAGGGCAAACCTCGTTCTTCTGCCAACGTTTCTCCTCAATCGAGCGAGACTCCTTTGACTCGTGTTGGTGACTATGATCGTCGTATCTTAAGTGAGGATCGCAAGGATCAATTGCGTCGTCAGGTAGAACAGGCTAAGATGTACAAATCTTAATTTGCATTTGGGTCGATTCCCAAATCTTCAGGGGGGTTAAGCGGTTAGTTGTTCCGCTTAGCCCTTTTTTTGCGTCTTGCGTTTTGCTCAAAAGTTTTTCTATACTGTGCTCAGCGTTACGTGACTTCGCTACTCACAAAATTCGGCGTTACGTGAATTCGCCACTCACAAATTCGGCGTTACGGAAGCTCGCCACTTTCATACATCGCCCCTAAGGTAATTTTGCAACGGCCATTGCAAAGTTGGCATAAGGGCAAAATACAATCTGTTTAATCTATATACGTTTGTACTTTAGGAGTGTGTGTATGATAACTACACCTACAACGCTTCCTGCGCCTGTACAGCAAACTTTTGATGACGTCCTTCTGTCGGTTAGAACCCCTAACCTGATCATGAAGCTAGGCGCTCTTGCAAAACGTTTGCCTGCTAAGGGTGGAAGAACGTTACGTATGGCGCGCTACGATAGATTGCCAACTGCTCCAGTCCCACTTGGGCCCAGCGGCGCAACCCCTCCAGCAACGCCATTAAACCGTGTTGATATCGATGCGACCATGAGTTTTTACGGACTCTATGTTGCAATCAACCAACAGGTAACTTTGCAAAACCAAGACCCTGTATTGAATGAAACAGCTGAACTACTCGGCTTATCGCTCCGTATGACCGAAGACCAATTGACCAGAGACATGTTAGCTTCGACAGCTTCTATCTACAATTGTACTGGCGGAAACAACGGCGACCTTCCAACAGATCTTTCTCTTTCTGATATTGATGAAGTCACCTCTACATTGTTAACCAACGATGCATGGATGATCCTCGACACTATCGGCGGAGAAGACAAGTTTGGAACAGGCCCTGTACGCGATGCATATCTAGCATTGGGTCACACCAAGCTGTCTAAGGACTTGAACAACATTAACGGCTTCATCTCTAAGTGGAACTATCCGAATGACAATCGGGTTCTTCGCTCAGAATGGGGGAACGTAAATAATGTAAGATTCATGCTTAGTTCAGTTGCGAGCGTGTCTCCAAACGCATCTGCTTTAGGCAATGACGTGTATAACGTTTTTGTTCAGGGTATGGAAGCTCTAGCTTGCGTCGAACAGGATAATTATTCGGCAAGATTTCTTTATAGACCTCCTGTATTTTCTGACCCTTTATTTCAGAATGTAACAATTGGCTATGTTTTCGCCGAAGTTCCTCGCATATTGAATGATTTATGGATCACCAACATGCGTTGTACGCTACGATAGGAGAACACGATGTCTGTTGTTTTTTCAGGAACTAATCAAGGTCGTTTCACTTCTACCGGTGCCAATGTAGTAATCCAACTAAGGTCTGATTTGGACTGGATGTGGGTTAAGAACCAAACAGTATCATATGCTGCTGGCGCTGGCACAGGCGCAGAATTCTACTGGCAGCGTGGATACACGCAAGGCCGTGGCGACATTTATACAAAAACCGCTGCAACTAACGCTTTAGCTAAAGCTCAAATTGCCGCTAACTCAGGTTTCTACTTAGTAGATTCTTCAGTTAACTTACCTGGTCCTTCGTTGGCTCTTACTGGTATAACAGCTGGTAACCCGCCTGTAGTGAATACTGCTAACACTGCATCACTTAGCAATGGTGATATTGTTCGTATATTCAACACAGTTGGTGCGCAACAATTGGGCGGATTAGACTTTACTATTGGGGCTCTTAGCGCAGGTGTAAGTTTTACGCTGGCGTACATGGCTCAAATAGCAAGCGCTAACCCAGGCGCAGGTACCTTCCGTCGTATCCCTTACAACCCCTATTTCTATCCAAGTTCACGTTACATAACCAAGATTGAAGTTGATCCTTCAAACAGCGCACAAGCAATTGTGACCTTGTCTGTAACGCACTCGTATACAGTAGGCCAAGTTGTCAGATTGATCATTCCTACCGTTACTGCTTTGGCATACGGTATGACTGCTCTAGATGGCGTACAAGCTACCATCGTTGCAATCGGCGCTGCTGATGCAGATGGCGTAACCAACACCATTACTATTGATCAAGATGTTTCAGGTTTCTCTGCGTTTGCATTCCCTCTGACAACTGCTCCTGGATTCACTCCAGCACAAGTTGTTCCTATGGGTGAAAACACAGCTGAAGCGCTCTTGTTGGGTGCTAACATCCTTGGTGATTCTACTGTCAACACAGCTTATATCGGTATTCAACTCGTAGCTGGAGCAAGCTCTCCTGCCGGTGTTGCTAACGATGTAATTTACTGGGTCGCTGGTAAGTCATTCATGGTTGATAATCGGTAATTAAAGTGGGAAGGGTATCTTCGGGTGCCCTTCCTATGAGTAGTAAGCAATGAAAGGAAAATTATGAAGAAGCCAGAAATCCAACCAGCTACTGCAGCCCAAGCCAGAGTCGGTCGTACTAATAAGGTCACCAAGGAAGAACTTTCTCGGCAGATCCAAAAGATGCGCGATCGTGACGCTGAGCTCGTGACTGGTGTCTTTAAGAACCTAGAAAACCCTGCATCTAATGGTGGCAGAGGCGCGGTTCTTTTTAGCTATAAGTTCTATCCAGGCGATGAAAACGTTATCTATGAACTATGTGATGGAGAGCGTTATAGAATTCCTCGCGGCGTAGCTCGCCACTTAAACAATAACTGTTACTACAAAGAGTACCAGCATCTGCAAGGTGAGTTTGGTCAAACAGGTATTCGTGGCGCAAGTAACCCAGATGGAAGATTGCAAACCAATTCGCTTCAACAAGCGAGAAAGGTTCACCGTTACGCATTCCACTCTCTAGAGTATATGGATGACGATGCTGATATGTATCCAAGCAATCTTGTTGAAGTAACCGTTTCTCCATAAGGGTGATCATGGCCATACCAAATACACCTAATTATTATGGCGTTCAGTTCCCAACATTCCAGCGCGCGATGCGTAATATCCTTACCATAACGCAGTCTGACAATGCTTTGATAACGACGACATTTGATGGCATTAATCCTGGCGATCATCAATATCAGACGGGGTTAATTGTCAGGCTTTATGTGCCTGATGGATTTGGCATGGTACAGGTTAATGGTTCATATGGGCCGATAACGGTTGTTAATTCTACTCAGTTCACTCTACCTATCGATACTACAAACTTTGATCCATTCGTGGTGCCTGCTTTTGAACCAGGACACTTTGGAACACCTGCTCAAGTTGTACCGTTCGGAGAGATAAATGAACTGCTAACGGAGGCGACACAGAACGTTTTACCCTACCCATGAGACTGTGTTAATTTTTTCAAATAAAGGACCCTTAGGGTGTGGAGTTGAGTAATGGCGAATTCTACCTTGCAAGCTATACGTACAAAGGTGCGTAGAATAACGAGAAGTCCGTCTCTGTCTCAGTTGACTAATGAGCAGCTAGATGACTATATCAATACGTTTATTTTGTACGATTTCCCCGAGCACTTGCGCTTGTTCTCGCTGAGAACATTGCTCACGTTCTATACGCAACCAGGTGTAGATGTCTACGATACCAACACCACTGTCGTAACGGACCCTTTGTATAACTTTAAGAATAGATATGTAGCAGTCCATCCGCCTGTGTTTATGGCAGGAATACAATCTTTCTATACGCAATGGCGTGATGTCTTCTATGGTTATTGGCCTCAAACCAATACGATTGCAGATACGCTGTTAAGGGGTGACAACACATCTGGTCCATTTACCGGAAGAGTTGCTGCTCCATCGACTGGGCTACCATTTATCTTACAAAACAGTGTTAATTTTAACTGCTTGAACACTGATGGAACGTCGATGATCATGGTTGATGTGCCTATAAACAACCTCATAGGCAACTTAACCCAGGCTGACGTTCCATTAGTGGCGCCGTTTGATACAACACAGAACCCAAATAATTACATAAACTATGTTACCGGACAATATGTAATAACGTTCCCACAAATCACGCAGACTGCGGCACCTATATGGTTTGAAGGAATTCTCTACCAGCCAGGCAAGCCCTTGGGAATGCTGTACTACGATAATAAATTCACCATACGACCAGTTCCTGACAAGACCTACTCTATTCAGATCGAAGTTGATATGAGGCCTACAGAATTGATCAACACTACGGACGTGCCGCAGTTAGAGCAATGGTGGCAATATATCGCGTATGGTGCTGCTAAAAAGATATTTGAAGATCGTATGGACCTCGATTCAGTTCAACAGATTATGCCTGAGTTTAAGACGCAGGAAAGATTGGTGCTGAGAACCACGCTCTGTATCCAGGCTAATGAAAGAACAGTGACGATCTATACGCAGGGTAAGAATTATGGATTTGGATGGTTTGGACCTGGCGGCTGGCCTTATTAAGGAGATAACATGGCATTGAATAATGTGCCCCTTACTGGGCAAACGTTAGGGGTAACCCGCGTACCGATCAATCAGAACTTTTCAGTGATTGATACCGCTTTTGCAGTTGATCACATTGGATACAACCTTACTGGTCAAGGCAAGCATAACAAAGTAACTATGCCCGTGCAGTCACCTGCTCCTGCAACAGCTGCTGGTGAGATAGCGCTGTTCTCTCAAACCTCTTCTCTTACCAACGTGCCAGAAATGGCCTGGAGAAGACAAAGTAGCGGGTCAGTAGTTGAGTTCACCGGAGGACTTTTGGCTTCGTCTGGGTGGAGTTATTTGCCTTCTGGACTGTTATTGAAGTGGGGACATACGAGCGCAACCGGTCTGACGACAGTGACATTCCCAACAGGTTCCAATATCCCTGCCTTTACTAACATATTCTCTATGCAGGTTACGACTGCCTACGTAAAAACTTCTGATGGCGATGGGTTTGTGAGATTGAACAATTTCTTAGCGCCTTACACTCAGTTTTCTGTTTATGCATCTCGCAGGACATCGACTGGATCATTTGGACCAGTTAACTTCCAATATCTTGCAATAGGGGTGTAACATGGCAGATCGTTTTTTTATTGCCCCATACGACGAGAAGAGTGGTCTTCAAACAGACCATAAACCCTGGTTGATCCCTGATGAAGCATTTTCTGAGCTCAATAATGCTTATGTCTTTCGGGGGCGTGTAAGGAAACGATTTGGCTCTCGCTGGCTTGGGAGCAGTTCTCTCTTGTCTCGATTTAGAATAAACGTTGGCGTTATCGCTGGTGGCTCTCTATCAGGCAGCGTGAGAACTATAGCTCTTGATGCTGGATTTACTCCTGCTATAGGACAGGCGTTTAGTGCTTCTAATATAGTATTTACGGTATTTAATCCTGCTGGCGGCGCTCAACAAATGCTGCGTACTGATGGATCGGTGGCTACAGCTACCTACAATCTGACCACATCAGCATTCAATATAACAAGCACCGGTTTACCCAATGGTACTATAGTCTATTTCTACCCTAATCTACCCGTGATGGGATTGTTAACCTATGAACAAAGCAGTATCAATAATGAGTTTATTATTGGTTTTGACACTCGTTATGCCTATCAATACACAAGTGGTTGGGAAAGATTGGCCACTGAAGCTACCCCAGGAGCTGCGGTATGGACGGGAGACAACTCACAGTTTTTCTGGAGCACTACCTGGTCCGGTACGAATGCATCAGACAGAGTGTTCTACGTTACCAATTTCAATGAGCTTGAACCGAACTTTATGCGGTATTTCTTTGGTGGAAGCTGGAATAACTTCAACCCTCAAATTGATGCTACGCCTAACTTTCTAAATAGTGCACGCATACTCGTCACTTTTAAGAATAGATTGGTGGCTCTTAATACATGGGAAGGACCAGCTAATTCATTGCCTGGTACCAATTATGTTAACAGAGCGCGATTCTCTCAGGTTGGCGATCCATTGGCTTCTACTGCATGGCGCCAAGATCTGCCCAACAAAGGTAACGCTATAGATGCTTCAACGACAGAATCTATTGTAACGGCAGAGTTCGTTAAGGATCGTCTCATCGTATTCTTTGAGAGATCGACATGGGAGCTTGTCTATACAGCCAACCAAGCGTATCCCTTCACATGGCAACAAATTAACACCGAGCTTGGTGCAGAGTCGACCAACAGTATTATCCCCTTCGACAAAGTCTGTATCGGTGTAGGTAACGTAGGTATCCATGCTTGTAATGGTTCCAATGTGGAACGTATAGATGACAAGATACCTGATGAAGTGTTTGAGATTCATAATGTTGATGGAGGCGTAGAGAGGGTTTATGGAGTTCGTGATTTCTTTGTGGAGATGGTCTATTGGTCTCTTCCAGACACTGACGCGAGTGCCGACTATCCTTACCCTACTCGAGTGCTTGTACTCAACTATAAAACAGGAACATGGGCATTTAATGACGACTCTATTACAGTTTTTGGATACTTCCAACCAACTATAGGCGTTACGTGGGACTCTGAGACAGTTTCATGGGATGATTCTGATGGTTGGGATAGTGGTTCTGTTCAGTCTCTCTTCAGGCAGGTAATCGCAGGCAACCAGGAAGGCTACACCTTTATCTGTGACGCTGAAGAGACTACCAATGCTGCTGTTTTACAGATCTCTAATATAACGACTCCAATGCCGAATCTGGTCACAACGCTGACGGTTATCCAGCATAACCTCAGAGAAGAAGACTATGTCTATATACAGGGCGCTGTGTGGTCTGATGCTTCTAGTCTACTCAATAATCAGATATTCCAGGTGATTAGAAGGATTGATCCTAACACAATAGAAATAGATGCAGGGGTTGTCCTTACCGGTACTTACAATGGCGGTGGATTAATAGCCAGAGTAAGTCAGATATCTATCAGCACTAAGGAGTATAACTTCTATGCCAAAAGTGGCAGGAACGCCTATATCTCCAAAGTTGATTTCATGGTTGATAAGACTGCAACAGGTCAGATTCAAGTAGATTTCTATGTATCAACTGCTGATACCCCGCTTTTAGAAGATAGTGCAGGCAATGGCGTTCTGCTGGGTACAGGCACTCTGGACACCTTCCCTTATACGACAGCGGCAGCACCGATACCTTTTGAGGCAACGGCTGTTCGTGTATGGCATCCAGTCTACTTCCAAGCTGATGGTGAAGTTGTACAACTACAGCTGATATTGAATGATGCCCAAATGAGGGATATCAACATTAGGCAGGATGATTTCGTTCTGCATGCGATGTGTATATACGCACAGCCAACCAGTTATAGATTCCAATAAGGGGGAACGATGGCATATATACCTGATCAGCAGATTAACACTGGTTCATTCGTACCAACTACCAATGTGTGGGACATATCCCGTCTTTATGACGTAGAGGTAGGAAGCCCCGAGTTCAAAGAGCTTTTGGTGCGGCTTTATCAGAACGTTAATACCATAGCCATTGTATTGAATGCTAAGTGTAGTGGGTACTATATCAATGAAGAATTTGTTAATGGCAAACTCTATTTCAACCCCAATGACAACAACTCTCTTGAGCTACGACCTGGCTTCCAAAAGTCTATAAATACTGGTGCTTTAGGGGCTGGTGTAACAGCGGTAAACCATGGTATAACCGTAACCAATACGTTGAAATGGATGTTTATGTCAGGCGCAGCCACTAATACGGGTACAGGAGTTGGTTACCCGATAACCTTTGGTGGTGCGGCTAATAATAATATTGGAGTCAATACGACTTCAACGCAGATTATTATTAACAACAATTCAGGTATTACGTTTACCGACTCGCAGGTTACCTTGGAATATGTAAAATTTTAAACAGGAGAGACGATGGCAAATTGGTTAGGAGGTCTTCAGGGTGGCTTAGGTGGGG